TGTAGCGGTTCAATGATTCGGTTCTTAAAATTGCATGTAAGGATGAACCCGCAGTTTCTGCTAAATTCTTCCATGAAATTTCTAAGGGCTGGCTGAGTTGAATTGGCATTGAGGTAATCTGCCTCATCAAGGATGACGTACTTTCGTCCACCACTGAGAGATACACTTGAGGCAAAGTTGAGAATTTCATTACGAAGTGTGTCGATGTTACCATTCATAGACCCGTTAATTACGATATAATCACAACCCAACTGTTCCAGCATGGCACGAGCCACCGTTGTTTTACCAACGCCAGCTGTACCAGATAGAATCAAATTTGGGATATTTTTTTGATCAACAAACTGTTGAAAGGTTGCCTTCAAGTCAACCGGAAGGATAGTGTCCTCAATAGTCTTAGGACGATACTTTTCAACCCAAAGAAATTCTTCGTTCATATCTTATCTCCCTGAGTGATGACGATCATAACAATTGATACAATAACTTCTAAGGTCATTAGCTTGTATATTGTCTGGGTGAACATGTTGCTTATAAGACTTCACATAAAAGTCCCCATAAATCTTATAGGAACCACAACAGTTACACCTCTTAGTTTTGTAACCTTTACCTTCCAGACCAAGTACAGAAAAAATTGTATTGGTTACGTTATTTGAAGTGTGTCTAGAAACACGAGGAACTACATCAGTTCTTTTCACAGTTTTTCTCCATAATATAATTTAAAAAGAGGGGCCAAAGCCCCTCAATTGTTCAATCAAAAAGTAGAGTTTTGCTCCACTGCAATCCAGTATTCAGCTTCCTTACCGGAAAAATGAGAAATACCCTTTGAAGAAATAGTCACATCATAATCACCAGGGATAATCTTGATATTTTCATACTTAAAGATTGCCTTAAACACCTTATCAGTATCTCCGATAACTACCGAAAAGGTATCGCCTGAAGGATTCTTAGTGTCAGCTGCTCTGAGAGTGATATTCTTACCATCGCCAACAATAAGAATTTCAGGAAGGCTAAGAACGCCAGCTGCCTTTTCAACATTCTTTAGCGTATCATTAGTAAGCTTGAAAGATGCATCAACACTAGGAAGATTAATTTCCTTATCGGGAGCCTTTATGATTACGCTTTCGTCTGAGTATGGAAGGTTGGAATACATGTTATTTTCAGTAATTTCAACCGACTTATCTCCGAAAGAAAAGCTGGGATCATTAAACAGGCTCACAGTCGAAATAAACTTATCCAAGCTATAAAGTGCAAACTTCTTGTTGAATTCTGTTTCAACCTTCGCCCTCGCCATGATAGTCTTAGAAGGGGAAATAGTCTTTAGAACATTTCCCTCTTGAATTACGATAGACGGATTAATCTTAGCAAAATTCTTAAGCACGTTCAAAGTATTAGTTGAGATTTTCATATTGTTTCTCCATTATATGACATAATATAAGTATAGTTTATTTTTGTGTAAGAGTCAATCACAAATGCAAGTTCTTATTACTTTGTTTGCTTCTTTCTTAACGCTCCCGGATCAGCAGTTGCACTGGCTCCGATAGAAGCGAGATCAGCAAGAGAACCGCCAAAGATGTAAGTGCCAACATGCTGCATCTTCATCCATGGGCAGAACCAAGTCTTAAGACCAATTTCCTGAGCCTTCTGACAGAACCAATAATCTTCTGAAAGGTAACGCTTAGACTTCGGATCAATTTCAGCTTGGAAGTACTGCATAATTTCACGAGATCCGTCGAACGCCTCAGTGCGAACGTGATCAGGCTTATACATATATTGCTTGTATTCTTCGGCAAACTTAATCATGGCTTTCTTAGTAACCATCATAAAGCCTGTACCAATCTCAAGAACTTCACATGGCTCGCTAATCTGAATAGATCCTTGACCGCTCTTTGGATTAAACACATAATCGCCAACAAACTTTTCAAGAACGCTCGGATCTTCGTCAGCAACACCCTTGTCTACAGCTTGCTTAATCTTTTCCCAAGAAATACACTTCTTAGGATATGGTCCGCCGATAATATCGTACTTATCTTCTTCCTGAGCTTGAAGCGCCATCATGGCAAGTACATCGTGCGGATTAAATCCGATATCCGAGTCAATAAACATTAGATGTTGAGAAGTAGAACGAACAAATTCATCACAACAATAATTTCTTGCGCGAGTAATCAAAGACTCGTTAAACAAAAAATACATCTGAAGAGGAATACCGTTTTGAGAACAGATAGCAGCCAAGTCAGCTACAGATCTTGCAAACATACCAGCACATTGTCCGCCATACATAGGAGTGGCTAAAAATAAACCACGCTTTCTTAATGTTTCAATTTCAACCTTTATTTCCATTATTTACCATCCTTATAATGATCATTATAAAGGCACATGAATATGTAATGCATCGCCTTCATTAAATCTTTTTTGTTGTTTCCGTTTTTCTTTCCATAACGCCAAAGATATTTAAGCGCAGTATTTCTAAAAGTAGGCGTAGAATCTCCTAGAGCGATCCAAGCATCGAAACACTCGATACCTTTATCATCAGTAGCATAATGCTCGGAGTATGTCTTATCAAGGTGTTCCTTGAGGTCAGCTAAAATTTTATCTTCAGCGTATTTATACGAAAAAAATGGACTTTTTAAGTTCAAATTATTTTCATAATCTTGAAAATATGTTTCGATATTTTCGCCAATAGTTATTGATAAACCGTTTTCTTTACAATTACATTCACAACAATTACAATTCATATATCACCCAAAAAAGTTATCGAGAGTTGATCCTGTGGATACATCTTTACGAGTATCACGAAGTCTTAGTTCAGCATGTTTCGTTGTTTCACGAATGTACATAGTACAAAGTCCAGGAAACCGTTCGACAAGATTTTCAGCAGACTTAAGAATACGTTCAGTTGTTCTTGTTACCTGCATACCACCTTCTTCAGTATAATACTTGGACTTAACTGTAATATCATCAAGTCGAACTACCTTACCGTCTTTTACATAATGCTGAAGAGTGCGTTCAAAATCTTCCTTATCATCAAGCAAAACGGCAAGATCAGAACTATGACGATTAATCATTCCCCACATAGAACCGATACAATAATAAAGCCCAACGGCAATTCGGTTCTTCATAAACATTGGATTAGCTGCTGCATAGATACCAAATAGATATGCATTGTTTTCTTCGAGAGCTTTAAACCCACGAATAATAACTTCTTCTTCAAGATTTGAAACAGGAATCATTGTTTTATCATCGATCTTTTTCAGACATTCTGAAAGATCATCATCCAAGTTCATTACATAAGTTCCTTCAGGATAATACTTTTGAGTAAACCTACGAATGGCTCCGATACCAACTTCACCAACAACGAACTTCTTGTATGGAGTATCCTTTAGAGTTTCAGTATAAATTTTTAGCTCTTCGTCATCAGCAACGAAAATTGTTACTAGATCAGGATTGATATTATGTTTGGTAAGCAAAGATAAAGTTTTTTCTTTTACCGTATTAGCTCGTCTGTACGAAGGAATCGCAATTTGATAATCCATATTCACCTCAATTAAAAAAATCTTGTAAACTTGCTGCTGCTTCCTTTTCGTAAGGATTTGGCATATTATGTTTTGTCATGTAATCAAACCATTCCTGGTCGTCCCACATACTAGGAGATACACCGTTCCACAACGGTTTCCAAAGCTTATGCTGCTTGTTTAAACGACGCTCTTCAACGTACTGCTTACGAAGCAATTCGTAATCCCAAGACTTAAGATCAAGCATAGCTTCACGGAAATAGCAGACGAGAGAAATACGTTCAGCCTTTTCGTGATTTAGTTTGATTTCAGTGTTTCCGTGAATGATTTCGTGATTGTTGACCAAGAGCAAGTCCCCTGGTCTAACGTTGACAGCAATACGATATTCAGGGAAAACGAGATAACCACCAGTATACTCGCCGTCACCAAGAACAAGAAGATTAGAAAGACCTTCATTTAAGTCTCCTGCGTCACGATGACAAGCTGTACGGAACGACTTGTTCACGGTGATAGTTGTGAATACAGTTTCGGGAACCATAAAGCGCGGATCCATCTTATCCGTAGCAGCCTTTTGATTGCCCCAGCGCCAAGGAAGAAGTTCCTTGTAACCACGGTTTAGAGACTGAAGAAATGGATAAGACTTGGCGAAAAGTTCAGGATGCTTTTCAGTGTAAGAAGTAGCACGACCATAAGGAATACGTGGGTAACGATCATACCAACCAGCAACGCCAGAATAAACTGACTTTGCATAGTTAGTTGTTGACGCCCATTCTTCAGCAATCTTACGAGATTCAGCTGCGACTTGTTCCTTTGGCTTGTTGCTGAGTCCATCGACCCACTTATCAAACCAACCATGATACTCGGGATAAACCTTTTCGACTTCAGAACGAAGCCAAACAGTTCCACGTACTTCGTTTACGGGCTTAAACTTAGGATCGTTATACTTGGCACGAATACTCTCAATGCTAACATCATCAACAAGCTTGGCGCCATCGTCCATAAGAAACTCTAAAATTTCTGTTTGATAAGGAGTTACCCAATCACGGCCACCTCGACCATCAACTGCCAACATATCGCCGCGAGGACCAGCAGCGATACCACGGTTTTGAGATTCAGTAGCAGCTTCGCGAAGCCCTTCATAAGCCCAGTCCTGTTCTTGCTTACTAAAGAAATTTTTACGAAACTTGAAAGCGATACGTCTTTCATCAGTATCTGATGTTGATACCATATCAGGAGGCATATAACAATCTGTATCTTCTTCAATAAGAAGATCATAATTACTTTCATCAACAAACTGACCCAGAAGATGTTCGCAATCTAGCTTAGTTTTAGCAACAATAACTTTTACCATTTATTTCTCCACGTGTACATTTGCAATGTGCAAGTATATATACGAATCATAATATAACTTTGATATAAAGTAAAGGGTTCAGCTATGCTTTTTTAGAATACCTTCTATGTCAGCTGGCTGCCACCCCTCGGGCTTCTTAATTTTTCCATCTTCACGGCGAATAACCTTACCATCAACAAGCTTGTTCATGTTCGCTGAATGAATCGCATTGAATACTTCATCAAGAGGAATGCCGTAAGAAACAGCAGTACCACAAGCGATGTAGATAATATCGGCAAGCTCAACAGCCAGATTAACGATATCGTTGTTTGCCTCAGCCTGATTATATTCTTTGTGCTCTTCGCTCATAAGTTTGATGCGAAGAGCACGCTCAAATTCACTATCAGGAAGCTCTGGTTTTTCACCAACACGTTGTCCAAACGCTGCATGAAAATCACGAACTTTTTCAAACATAGTTGCCATATTAATCCTTTACTCCTAAAATTTTACGAATTTCTTTCTTCGCGTTAAACTCACCAGA